CCGGATGTCATCTGGACCACGCCTTCCATTCGCTCTGCCTTTGGCGAAGCGTTGGAAACGGCGGGCATCTCGTCCAGCACGGGCATTCGTGTCAACTACGACGGTGGCGAAGGCGTCATTGTCGGCAACTTTGTGACGGGTGTGAAGAACAAGGCCACTGGAAAAGTGGTCAACCTCGACACCCACCGTTACATGCCTGCTGGCGTGGCGTTGATTCACTCAACGTCTGTCCCGTTCCCTGACTCTGGTGTGTCCAACACCGTGGAGTACCACGCACCCATCGACTTCGTGTCGCTTGAGTGGCCTGTCACGGACCTCAACTACTCCATCTCGAACTACTCGTACGGTGCGCTTGCGTTCCGTGCGCCGGCGTTCTCGGGAGCGTTGACCAGCATCTTGAGCTAACCCTCAAGGTGGAAGTCGCTTGTTCTCCAATTGCTCGCTGCACGCGAGTGGTGGACAAGCTTTAGTGCGAGTTGAGCGGAGGGGTGTACCCTCATTCACCCCTCCGCTCCTCGCGAACAAATGAGGGCACATGCCAAAACTTCTTGCATCATCAGACAACGTCCACGAAGTTCAAGTGAACAGTGGGCCGGTCCGAAAGCGCGACAAGGGCGTCATTGAAGTGACGAACGCTGAAGCGCGAGTACTCAAAGCCTCTGGCGACTTCGCCAATGCAGGCATCAACTTCCAAGGCGCAACGGGACATATCTGTCCTGCGTGTGGCCGCGAAAACGTGTTCAAAGACAGCTGCGGTGGTTGCGGCTGGAAAGGGTAGGTCATGGTTCTTGCCCCATACACCGCATCGTCTGGCAACCGCGTTCCGTACATCACCACTGAGGAGTTCTTGAACTCTGCGGTGGCGAACAACCTTGACCTCTCCAACCTGATTAACGGTGGCGACGAGGACGCGCAGACGGCGGCGTTGCAACAGTTGATTCGACAGGCTTCTACGAAGGTGGACACCACGTGCCTTGGTTGGGACGGCACGCTGTGCGCCACTCTCAACACGGAGAACCTGCACGATGTCGTTGCGGATCGTCTGGGACGCATCATCATTCACCCCAAGTTCCTACCAATTCTCGAGCTTCAAACGTTCGCGGCTGGTTGGGGGCCCGGCTCCAACATGCAATCCATTCCTCTGACGGATGAGAACTGTTCAGTAGAGGAAACGCAATTCATCATCACCAGCCAGAGCGCGCTTGGCTCCACGGTTGGTGTTGGCCTTAACTCAGTTCTTGGTGGCGGGTTCTCGGGAAGCAAGAAGTTCTGCGAGTGGACGTATGTAAACGGCTTTGCCAACACCTTCCTGGCGCAAGACGCTGACGAAGGTGCCACGGAAATCGTGGTGTTACCAAGCCCGGGCTCCGCATCGCCCTGTGGCGTGTATCCAGGTCGTCCGCTGACCATCTGGGATGACCCCAACAGCGAAGGCGTGCTGATCGGTCTGGACTATGACCAGACGAGTCTTACGATTCCGCTTCAGCAACCGTTGAGTTATGCGCACGCTGCAGGGACCAACGTGTCCGCACTGCCGGAAACCATCAAACTCGCCGTCATTCACTTCGTCTGCGACATCGTCGTTGGACGTGGTCAAAGTGGCATCGTCCTTGAAGGCATGGGTGGCGTCAGTGAAGGTGGCAGTGCTGGTGGTGCGACTGCTGATGGAATCCACCACGAGGCGCACGCTTACGACTTGCTGGACGAGTTCATGCAGTACTGGGGGATGACAGGATGACCCAAGCTCTGGTGCGCGAGCAAATCGTCAGCTATCTCAACGCCAACGGCGCTGGCACGGGTGGCAACAACACCATTCCGTTTCTCAACGTCGTGTTTGGCTTCCCGCCAAAGTTCACGCCTGAAGGTGACATCCTGCAGGCTGACAACCCGGGCATCGGCTCTGGGGCTGGAATCTTCCTGTACTTCGCCAACTCCAAGGACGCTCAGATTGAGTTCCGCGGAACGACTGACCCCAATGGCAAGAAGGTGGAGTACGGAGTCCATCTCATCTGCGTGATGTTCTCTGAGAAGCAACTGTCACAAGACGCCGGCGCTGACAACGAAGCGTTCACGGACGGACTCAAGCAGGCCATCCGCAACTCCAAGAACTGTGGCGGTGACGGACCAATCTTCCAGTGGGGTCAAGGAAACCTCACGGGTGGCGACGACATCACCGTCCACTCTGACTTGCCCAAGCAGATGAACGGCAAGCAAGGCAAGACCCTCGTGTACACCCTCGCGGAACTCACCGTGATTGAGCTATTGACAGGATGACTATGAACTTTCGTTACGACGGTACACAGACCTTGGTGTTCCCTTCCATCAAGAAGACGGACGGGACGACGCTGAAGGCTGTACCAGGCGAGGTCTATGACCTGCGCGAAACGCCCACGGACTCGCGATTCACTCAGGTGAAAATCGACACTTCTGCGCCACAGACTGAACAAACAGCAACCCCCCCTGCTGTGTCCGCGAGCGCACCCGACACCGAGACATCAACGGCGGCTGAGTCTGCGGTGTCGGGAACCTCTGAAGCACCAACCCCATCAACCGAGCAATAAGGACCGATCATGCCCTATGCATCCAGTAGCACTTCACTTCAAATCGCACGTGAAACGACGCGAGGCACGGCCGCGGCTGGCACCTACACGTCCATTCCCATCCAAGACCCGGCGGTTGACCCCATGGTCAAGTTCGAGGATGACAAGGCGTTCCGCGGTTCGCCTGTCGCGGTGTTTGACGCCGTAGCCCTCACCTGGCACACGGAAGTGTCCTTCAAGGGCTACGTCTACCCAGACACCTTCCCGTTGCTTCTCGTGGCCGCTCTGGGCCCTGACGTGGTCACTGGTGACGCTGCGCCGTATGCGCACGTCATTGGGTTGCTGAACGCGGCCGCCACGGGTTCACAGCCTTCCAGCGTCACCATCCAGTTCACGGACGGTGCCAACCAATTCCAGGTCGCCGGCGCACAGTTGGCAGACCTCGAAATCACGGGCGGCGCGGACAAGGCCATGGAGTGGACTGCCAAGTTCATTGGCCAACCCTGGACCATCGTGAGTGGCAAGGACTTCTCGTTCTCAGACGAAGGCTTGGTCCCAGGCTGGTCTGTCGCCACGTCCATTGACAGTGACGCGCTCGCGTACATCTCAGCCTTCACGCTGAAGATTGACCGTGGTACGGAAGCCATCTTCTGCCAGGGCGAGCAAGGGCCGTTTGCCTGCTTCGCGGGACCGTGCGATGTCACTGGGACGCTTGACGCGCTGGTGAACTCCGCTGCTGACCCGTTCTCGATCGGAACGGACGACAATGCGTGGGCTCTGTACCGCGAACACTTGCCCATGACCATCACCTGCACGTCCACGACCAACGAACAGACTGGTGATGTGTTTGACGATGTCGTCTTCCAGATGTCCCAGTGCCAGTTCATGAACGTCAAGCGCAAGGTGGACAAGATTTACACGGACCTTTCCGTGGAGTTCAAGGCAGAGGGCAACACCACGGACGCCGTGGACGCCGGTTACGCCAACATCCAAGCAAGTGCTTCAAACGGAGTCGCGACCTACGCAGCTTCGTAACCAAGAAGGAGAAAAGTAAATGAGGGTAGAACTTCCCAAGGAGAAGTACGCGGTCATCATCGCTGTGGACGACTTGTCAGAGGGTGCGTGCCGGTTGATTGACCGCGCCATGTATCGCGCATCAGCCATCCGCGTGAAGATTGCGGATGCAGGGCTTGACCCTGACGCTGTCACTCTGGGCGAGATGGCCAACGTTTTGACGGACGACGAGCTTGAATCCGTCAAGGGTTACAACGACGCACTCATTGTGAACATGGTCACGGAGTGGGATGTGCTGAAGGACTTGCCCACTCTCGAGAACATCACGACCGTGTCACGCCAGACCTTTGAGGCGATTGCCAAGGCGTGCAACGAGGAGTGGGGCAAGGCCACCGACTTTTCCAGCGCAGGGGCAGTTGACCCAAAAGCGGATGGCGGCAACTCAGTCGCCTAGACAGCGCCTTACGTGGGCACTCGGCTGAAGACCCTGAAGGGTCAACCGTCGCTCGCTATTCGGAGTACGTCTACCGCACGACGTTTCGTTGCTCGCATCAGGAGTATCTCAACGAGTCTCGAGAGAGCATCCGGTGGCTTCTGGAAATCCATGCTCTGGTGAATCGAGTGCGCAATGAGTGACGAAGAAGCTGCAGTCCACATCGACGGCATCTCCAAGTTCCAGGCGTCCTTGGACAAACTCAAGGACAAGCAGGACATCGCCGCTTTTAAGTTCGTGGTGGCTGGCGCAGAAATCATCAACAAGCGTGCCAAGGCTGTCTTCATCGGTGGTGGCGAAGCTCTTGCAACGGATGTCTGGCGAAGTGACGCATGGCCCATTCCCACGCGCCGATCGGGATTCTTGCAACAGTCCATTCGCGCGTCCACTCCGGTCCGTGTTGGTCTTGGAACCTGGTCCATCGTCACTGGACCACGAACTGTGTATGGCCGGCGCATTGAACTTGGTTACACCGGACGAGGAGTGTTCCCGTACTTCACCACACGACCGTTTCCATTCCTAAAACCCGCCGTTGAAGACTCCAAGGATGATCTTGCTGAGTTGTACGAACGCCTGGTATTGACCGCTCAAGAGGAGTAACACATGGCTGGACTTCTGCCCCCAGTTATCGCTACCCTTCTTGCGGACACCAAGGAATACTCAGCCAAGATGGACGAGGCTTCTGCCAAGATGGAGGAGTTTGGCGCTGCTGGTGATACCACTGGCTCCAAAATCTCGAGTTTTGCAGGCAAGGCGTCCACGGCCATCATTGGGGTGGGTGTCGCATTCGCCGCCTACGCCACGGTCAAGGCGTACAAGTTTCAGACCGCGCTGGACCAATTACGGAACACCACCAACGTCACTGCCTCTGAGCTAAAGCACATCTCTACGGAGTCGCTGAACCTCTCTGCGACCAACGGACAGAGTGCCACGGACATCGTCGCTGCGTATCAGGCGGTGGAAGCCGCTGGCTACAAGCGAGCGGCGGCTGACAAGGCAGTCGCGGCTGCCTCCAAGCTCGCCCTCATCTCCCAACAGCCCGTGGCTGAAACCACGCAGGCGTTAGTGGCGGCGCAGAACCTTGGCATTACGTCTGGGATGTCGTCAGCCAAGGTTGCGGACATCTTGACGGTTGCTCTGAAGGGCAACGAGTCTGGTTTGCAGGGTGTCGTGGGGCTTCTCTCAGGCAAGGTGGGTTCAGCGTTCGCTGCCTACCACCAGAGCGCTGGTGAAGCGGTTGCTGTCGCCAACGAGTTCTCTTTGGCCGGCATCACGCAGACTCGTCAGATTGCCACCTTCGTCAACAAACTTGGTGCCCTGCAAGGACCAATGACCACGACCTCTGTGGCGAACGGGAAACTGACCACCACGAGCGCGAGCTATGTGAACTCCCTGGTGGATGTGGGCTTGAATGTTGACAAGACTCGTGACGCCTTCACTGGTCCCAACGGGCTCGTCAACGGGCTTAAGTACCTGAAGACGACTGCAGACGGATCGCTGCCCAAGTTGCAGCAGTATCTCACGGCCATCTTTGGTGCCACGGGTGTGGGCGCTGGTGAAGCCCTCATCCACAACATCAGCACGCTTTCTACGACCATCACCAAGGCCAACGGTGCCAGTGGCGCAGGGCTGAACGTGTCAGCCAACATCGCTCGTGGGCAACTGGACAACCAACTCAAGATCATTGAGGAGCGGTTGAACAAGGTGGCCATTGAGTTTGGCTTGCACATCCTTCCCTACGTGGAGAAGGCGGCCAATGTCCTCATTGACGCGATGGACTACCTGGACAAGCACCCTGAAGTGATGAAGGGCGCAATGATCGGCGCTGGCACTCTGTTCGCTGCCGCCGTTGGCTACAAGCTCTACAGTGTCGCCCAAGGCGTCATGTCCTCGTTTGGCAAGAACGCATCCACCGTGGCGCAAACGTCAACGCTGATGTCACCGTTGGAAGTCATTGCGTCCAACACCACAGAGATTGTCTCGTTGCTCGGTGGCCAAACCACTCAACTGGAAACCATCGCCACGGAAGGCGGTGTGGGTGACGCTGAAGGCGGCGGTTCTGTAGCTGGTAAGGCCGGTCTATTGGGCGCTGCGGGTCTTGGCGCATTCGTTGGGACAACGGAGATTCTCAAGCACAACTTCCTT